TGCACGCTTATGGGCATGATAAGCCAAAAACATAAGATCCCACATGCCAATCTTTTCTTTGGCTTGTCCAATCGTGTTTCCTGTCTGCTTCTCCCATTTCGCCCACTCAGGAGGTTGGGCTATGTAAGTGGCTTGCTCTCCTGAGTTATATTCAATTGTTATTGGTAGTTTCATTTTGTTTGCTCCCGTTTTATTTCTTAACTAAATGTTTCAGCAACTTCACCACGTGCGACTGGGAATGTGAAAGATACTGTTTGAGCATCTACTCCTGAGCCACCTGCGGTTGGGTAAACTGGCAATACTGGGAACACAAATTGTGCTCCAGTTGCAGCTGTAAGTGTAATGCTGATTTCTGTGTTTGGTGCAGAATCGCATGCTGTCCAAAGTGCTTCGCAAACTGATGAAGTTTTGCCCCAGTCTGCCAACATGTCTAATTGGAATGTGCCAGATGTGTTTACCACTTTGTAGGCTTCGCCATCTAAAGTCTGGTAAGTTTGACGATCAAACTCTTTGGTTAGAACTGCGTTTGTCGCTTGTGCTTCGATGTCTGTTCCACCTGTGAAAGACAACGAAACATCACGACCGGTTATTACTGTGGTTGCCATGATTTCTCCTTATGCGGTTTGTGTGTAATAGGTAGAAACTCGAACATCTGCAATAAGCAGAGTACTTGCTCCAACTGTTTGAACTGTAGGTCGTTCGACTGAACTGACTATGTATCCTGCTGGGATAACTGCCAGAACACTTAAAATAAGTTGCTCTATATTGTCCAGGCTTGCCGGATTTGAGTTGTAAGCAACTGCGACTGAAATAGTCATATTGATCTTTGTACGAATAGCAGATTTGCTGATTGTTTCTAATTCTAGGTAAGGGCTATCTGGCACAATCACGACTGCTGGTGGGATTACTGATTCAGGTACGAATGCGTAAACGTTTCCGGCTACTGTTGCAAGTGCTGTTGCAAGTGGTTGTCTAACTGAAGATAAAATTGTTGATGGCATTATTGAGCCATGCTTTCAACATCGATATATGGACCAAGTAATCCAACGCATCGATTAAATAATGATCTGCCCATTCTAAAAGGTGTTGCGGTAAAATCTACGCCTTCAATCTGACCTCCTCCTGCAAGGCGAGATTGGAATACTTCTAAAGAAACTACGAATACTGCTGAGCGAACTGGTTGGTTGCCAACATAAGTTGATGCTGAAGATAAGGTTGCAGTTCCGGATGGGATGATATTTGCGCTTTCCACATCTGCGTTTGTAATGGCGCATGTAAATGTATATTGTCCAAGATCATCTGCCAAGATTGTATGTGTTCCATTGTAAGGTGCTCCACATCCTGCGATAACCACTGATTGACCTTCTGTAAATTCATGAATACCAAGTGTTGTAAATGTTGCAATGTTATCTTTTAAAGCAGCCTCTTGAATCGGGCTTTTGAATGAAACCAACATTGGAAGGATCACGCCTTCTGCGGTATCAATTATTTCGTTTAAATATGAATCATTGTATAAGGCAGATGACACACCAAGCACGCCTCTTAATTCAGTGGCTGTGATAATCGTTGGCATGTCATCTCCTTAACTCCCATTACAAAGATGCCAGAGATCGGGAGCAACCCCTGGCACTTATTGGTTTAGGCTACTGTTAACTTACGGAACGCTGTTGGGTAGCGGTTAACTGCACAAACATATCCGTACAGACCAATCTCAACACGACCATTTGCAACGATGTTCGCACGAATGTCAAAAAGACCAGACTCGTGGAATCGCATAGCTGCTGATGGATAAACCAACGCAAACTTATCGCCTGTGTAGTTAGGATCTACAACTAGAGAAAGTCCTGAGACTGTTCCATTTGTTGAACCTTGTGTAATTAAGCCAGCTGCGTTTTGTGGAGCAGCTGCTGCGAATAGAGGACGCTTGTTATCATCTTCTCCACCAAGTAAATCAGCGAATGAAATTGATCCTGCAGCGTTTGGTGCAACAACTAAGCGGTTTGGAACAAAACGCATTACGTTGTATGAATCAGCAATACCATCAGCAATTGCTTTGTTAATTGTTGATCCTGATGATGCAACTGCGCCATCACGTGCAAGTCCTAATGCGTAAGCATCAGTCTTTTGTGCATAAGATGCAGCTAATTCACGAATTAAAAGATCAAGGAAAGATGGGTCAGATCTGTCAAGAACTTCTTGATTTATGACGTTTGCGCCGGCAAACTTGACTATGTCATTTTCTTGAAAGGAAACTGCAGTATCTTGTGATGCATACTCTGCACCCTCTGCTGTTTCGCCAACAATTGCTTGCGCTCCAAGTACAGGAGTAAATACCTTAAGTCCTGAATTTGGAAGCGGTGCTCGCTCAATGCTATCAATAAACGGACGAGATGAATCAATAACGCCAATTACATCACGTAGGTAGTTAGGTGGCACCATTCCAGTGTTTTCTGAAACTGTACCAATTGCTAATGCTGCAAGTAAATCACGTGCATCTGCATCGCCTTGTACTGACTTAATTTGTGCTGCTGCATATTGTCCGGCTGTAATGTTTGTATCAACACGTGGCTTTGTGTATGCCATGTATTGAGCATTTACAACTGGAGTTTGTGCCGCTTCTACCGCTTCGGTTGCGATAGGAGCCTCAGAAATAATTTCTGACACTTTGTCCTCCTGTTTGGTTGTTTCCTCAGCGGTTGCTTCGGAATTCTCTGTTGTGCTTGCTGCGACTTCGCTTACTCTCGCAGAATCGATTGCTGGCTCTGAAACCAAACTTACTTCTTGTAAAGAACTTTTTTGAATGCGTAATACGCCTTCTACATTTTTCCATTCGTTAATTTTAACTCCGACACTAAATCCGTCTCTTAATCCGGTAGCGGCTTCCTCAAGCGCATCATCCGCAGAAAAAGTTTTAGCCAAACGAAACGTGGCCTCTAAACCTGAATTTGTTGGGGTGATCTCGATAAGTTTGCCCAAAGGTCTTGTTCTGTCATGCTCCATCAGAAGTTTTACAGGCTTTGAAAAATCAATTGAATCTTTCTCAAATATAGTTAATCCTGCGCTGGTTGAACCCTGCTCATCCCAACTTACAATCGTTCCAGATATGGTTCGCTTGTTTGTATCAGCTGCGGTTATAGTTATTGGGAAATTAATCTTCATCGGATTAAGTCCTCCTCCTCTTGTATTTGCTCGATGCTCATAGCACCAATTCTGTTTAGGATTTCGTAAACTTGTGCACGCTCTAACGCTGATCCTCGTAGGAAATCATCAATATCAAATCGGGTTTCAATTCCGTTAGGGCAGAAGTCTGCCTGGCTTAGACGTTGCTCAATTGCTGTCAGGATTGGACGTAGCGAGAAATCAATAAGTGCTTTGCGCTCTGCAGTCATGTTTGAATATGTCATTGATGTAGTTTCTGCAGATACAAACGATGCCGGTATTCCTGATGCTCTTGCAATTTCTAAAGCAAGGTATTGACGTGCTTCATTTAATTGTAATTTAGCAGGATCAAATCCAAGTGCTTGTAATTCAACATCCGCATTTAAGAATGCAGTTGATCTTGTTTGACGGCTTTGTGTCCATGATGAAAGTAATCTTGAAATACGCTCTGGAGTTAAGTTTGTGCCATTTGATTTTAAAACCATTTGTGGCATAGGCTCTTTTGCGTACATCTCTGCAGCCTTTTCTAATTCAGCAGCTGCTTTAATTGTGCGACCTGCTCGATTTAGAATTCCTTCATCTAAACCATTGAATACAATTAAAGATCCCAAACCAAACGGCGGTACACGCTTTCCATCTACCGTGTAATACTCGATCTCTGTTGATAACGCATTTAAACTTGCAAATACTCTGTTAGGTGCAATTCTTGTCCATGCACGAATACGTGAAGCATCTGTTGATGCATAAGCATCCATTACCATTCCGTAGGCAACTCCGTAAAGTAATAAATCTTCTGCGATCCATGCATAAATTGCTGATCCAGCAACACGTGGATCTGGTTGCATAATTACTCGGTTTGGTCGAATGTGCTCATTTGTAAAATGGTTGTATTGCTCAAGTGGTAAAGATCCAATTGTTGAACAAATAATGTTTCTTGCACGTGCTCCTGCAGGAACTGCCATATACGATTCACGTGATGCGGTTGTAGTTCCAAATAGAATGCCGCCAACTAATTGCTGAGAATTGTAAGGTGCGAGAGCTGCTGATACATCTAGCGGATCAGTTGCTTGTTTTGTTGTAAAGCGATCAAATAGTCCCATTGGCGTAAATTATACCTTATGTCCGACTTATCCGATTTGTATGTCAACCTCGGTTTCCACCTGTGTCGCAAAATAAGAAACCAAAGCGGTAGCAACGGCTGCACAAACTGCAACTCTTGATGCCCTTCTGCCGATAATCCAGGCACCATCGCCATAAGGCAATCTGGCAGCTGATAAAACCTGTTGATTTAATTCTTCCTGATCTCCATGCTGTAAACGATGGCTGTTAATCGCTCCAAGCCATCGATCGCAGGATTCTGAATAAACTGCGCCATCCATGTCTGTCGTGGGGATTCCGGCTTGCTGTAAACGGCTGGCAACGGCTGCAGCTGTTCTTTTGCTGTAAGCAATCGTTTCCACCTGGTATTTGCGATAATACGGCGCAACATCGTTCGCAATTGCTAAATCGTTTAATGAAAAGTCATTTGACCAGGTATGCAATAGTTGAACGTAAAATCTTTCTCCTGGCATTCTTTGTGCAGCAACTAATGCGCCAAACTTTCGATCGGGACTTAAATCTAATCCCATCCACATTGTTTTCTCTGGATCTAATGGAATTGGGTCGATTGCGCATGATTGCCATTTTTGTGCATCCACGACTGAATTGATCGTATCTACCCACTGGCATAAAACTTCTGTGCGCACAATATCGGGCGGATCATTTATTACGGATCGAAGATTATCCTCATGAATCGTTATGCCCAAAGATGGATTGGCTTGAGCGAACGCTTCCCAGTTCGGCTCACCCGACGGAAGGGTGATAGGAGCGTTAGGCTCTGCGCTCCATTCAAACCAACCAATATCATCATTTGCACCTCCAGCAGCTGCTAATGCTCTGGATCGTAAAGAGTTTAATACAATTGAATGTTGATCTCCTGCATTTGAATAAATCCATGTTTGCGGATTTTTAGCACTCATCATGGAATAACGCATTGATGACCAAGCATCTTGATCTTTGTATTCTCGCAACTCATCCATGTGGATTGTTTCAGGTTTGG